TGGAACGTGATTGAAGTGTTCTGGATTCTTATCCCAGTAGTTATACTGACCCTTCTGTTCGGGAACAGGGTGATACAGTTCTTCTGGGTCCCAGAGGTCTTTGATTACCAGATAACCATTCTTCTCAAAAGAATCGTTACGAGTCCAGGCAGTACCAGTATTGATTTGTTCTTGAAATGCAAGTTGTTCAACTGTCATTGACACTGCCATTATTTCCACCTTGGTCCAACTACCCAACCCACAACGGATTTGCGGGTTCCTTTTGTTACTTTCAAAACTCTATGTTGTGTGCGGGAGTCAAACAGACAGATACATCCTCTCTGTCGTGGAACAATATAACTATTTCCGTTCTCATCCAGCAATTGAAGATTACCACCCTCATAGTCATCAGGATCAGAGAGTTGAATAGAGAATGACAACTTACGTACAAGTTCAAGGTTCTCATTCACAAAGTCTTGGTGCAATCCCTGATCATGGTTACCAACACTCACAGGTTTATACTGTGTAGCAAGTCCAGCATCATTGTGCCATCCATAGAACTGACCTTCCCCATATCTGGTATATTGAAGACTTTCGCCATCAATATTCCTCAGGTCATACAAGAAGTTCTCACGGTTTGCACGTTGAACATAATGCCACAAGAAACCTGCAACCCAATGTGTAGTGGGAATCCAAGTGTTCTGCGAGTTTCTCTTATCTTTGTTCAGTTCATCCCCGTGTAATCGAGAATCTGCCATTTGTGAATCGAAATTCTCTGTTAGATCTCTTTCGATAATATCCACAACATCTTCTGGCAGATTGGTGTAATACCAAACTGATTGAAACGCCATATTTGAATAATGTATTCAGTTATATTATATAGGATGTTGGGAGGGATGTCAAATAAAAATATCCTTAATTTTTTTATTTGTTAAACAGAAACCAAATACATATAAAATTCTAGAGACATTTCCAGAAGTTTTTGATACTTTATGTTTATGTTTGGATACATTAATCACCAACAAATCCCCTTCATCAATATCATACATTTTATTTTCAATAATAGTAATTCCGCCGATGTTTGATTTTTGGGAAATTATATTAAAATGAATTGTCTCAGTGTTTTCAACCCAAATTGGATCAGTATGTTCTTCGATATAATCATTCTCTAATCCAATTCCAGTCACAATACCATTTTTTCCTACAGGAATCACTGGTTCATTTTCTATAGAAAAATCAGTACATATTCTTTTCTGTAAATTATAAACAGCATTTGGGTAATTAAACATCCAGTCACGATTTCTATTTACACATTGTCTAGTAGTATATCTTGTTCCACCAGAATTCATATAGACGGATTCATTAAAAAAAGGTTTTTTGTAGTTATTGAGTGTCCAAGAGTTTAATTCATTCAAAACATCAGATGTAACATATTTCTTTATAACCTTTACTTCCACCATACACTTTGAGTCGAGTTTAAAAATATTATTTATTTCTCTATTTCCATATTCTCAATAAAGAAATAAATTAAACATTAATAAAAAATGTTAATGTCAATCTTCCATCATATATATCGTCACCAAATAAATCAGTTGGACCATGTAAAATGTTTGCAGGATAACAAACTAATCTATTATAATAATTTTCAATTTTAATTTTTGAATTATTATAAGAATCAATAAATGTAGTTCCAGATTCTATATTCGCATCTGGTGTTAAGTATACAATTCCAGAGTAAGAACATGGATCTATATGCATTTTATAATTATTAAATGTTGGAAAACATGATTTTTTCGTTTTTTCGAGAGAATAATGAAAATATGTTTCAAATAAAATATCCTTTTCTTTTATTGAAAACTGTTTTTTGACAAATTTTAAAATTCTATCAAAACTTTTTTCATAATAAGGAATACGATAACCTTTCCAATTTTCATTAGAATATTGTGGTGATTTGAACTGATCTTTTTTATCTAAAGCTAGAGACCTATAATAATTTGGATTTGAGAAGAAATTATCTTTTATAATAATACTATTCATAATTTTCATCCTTTCATATACTTTATGAATGAATCATGTTCTATGCACATCCCTGAAACCTTTCTAAGATTTTCTTTATGATGATTTACATTGTTAATAATATTTTCTCTTACATTGTACGTCAAGAATTCATTTTCTATTACATCATTAGAAAAATACTTATTTCCCGCAGCAACAATTAACCAACTTTCTATCGCAAAACTATCATAAAACATTTTATCACTTTTGAAAGGAGTTCTGTATTTGAATGTCTCTAGTATTTCTACTATAGATTCTGGATGTTGATTCTTTTCCCTAAACTCTTTCCAAAAAGGAGTATCTTGTCTTTTGTTTAGATAATGAAAATAAACTATGTTTAAGATACTGTCTGTTTTCTTTTCAAAATCAATATTATACTCATTTATTATTTTTGAATTCAAATCTACAATTCCAGCAATATATTTTGTCAACATTGTCAATGACATAACTGTAACCCATATAGAAGTAGCCTCTAAAGGTTCTATAAATCCAGAGGATAACCCTAAAGATAATACATTATTATTCCAAACTTTTTTATAATATCCAGGTTCAAATGATATCGAAGATTTAAATTCTGGTTCAAAATTTAAAAATTTACAAATTTCTTCATAACACTCGTCATCAGTACAATAATCTGAATCAAAAGCATATCCACATCCAAATCTTTCTTCTACTGGTATTTTCCACATCCAACCATTTTTCATAGAAATCGCTTCAGTGTATGGTGGAATTCTTTTTTTATTGTCCAGATAAAATGGTATTGCTCTCTTTATCGGTAAATATTTTTTATAAGATTTGAATTCTGATTTGTATATTTTATCAATGAAAAATCTAGAAAACCCTGTACAGTCAAAGATAAAATCACAATCTATTTTTCTGTTATCTTCCAACAATACACTCTTAATATTTTTATTTTGATCAAGATCACAATCAATTACAAGACCATCCACTATATTAATGTTCCTTTCATGTGAAAAAGTTCTTAAGTACTTAGAGACTATTTGTCCATTAAAGTGAAGAGCATAATAACAACATTGATTAAAATGTTCTATTTTATTGTTACTTCCGTTTTTCTTTTTTTGATCAAAAACTAAAGGTATTTTGTAATCCATACTAAGTTTAGATGGAAAATCAACCTCATTCAAATTTTTTCCTTTATATAATTGATTCAAAAACAAGAAGGATTTATCACAATCAATATCTATGTCATTAAATGAGTATGGAGAAGCTTTACTAAAATTATACAATGATATTGACTTTCCAGGAACATTAAATCCATGATAATAAGAGTCACCATCGCCATTCCAATTCGTAAACTTGATTGAATTCTTTATCGTAGCACCACAATTTTTAATTAATTCTTCGATAGGAACATCAATAAAATTAAACACGTCAAGGATTGCAGGAACTGTGCTTTCCCCAACCCCTATAACCTTTGAATTTTTATCTTCTATAACAGTGACTTCTGCCTCTGGAAACATCTTTCTGACAAACATAGCTGTCAACCATCCTGCAGTTCCACCGCCAACAACCAATAATCTTTTTTTCATTTTATCAATCTTTTACAATTTTTACAGCTATAGAGTATCTATCTTTATCTAAAAATGATGTTGCTCTATGTTTTATAGTTGAATTAAAAACTACAACTCTATTTTTTATGTGGGGAATACCAAGAACTAAACTGTCAATATCAAATTCGGTGCATCCATTTTCATTCATATCAATTTCAATATTATCCAAATAAACTAATACCGTAATATCATTGTTATTTTTTGAATCTACATGATACTGTGGATTTTCATTTGGCAAAAATAAATTGTAATACATTCTATCAATTTTATTTTTATCTGTCAATATATTCTTATCTACTAATCTGTTTTCAATTATATTATACACATCTGATTTATAGTCAATATAATGGACCAATCCAGATTTCTTTTTTAAACGTCCTGCTAGATCATATTCTGATCTATAGAAGGGAAGATTTGAAATATTTTTTTCTATAAAGTTTAGACAATAGGATTCAAAAAAATCATCATATATCTTTATGTCGTAAAAATTTAAAACTAGTCTTTTAATTAAATTTCTAATGTTCATGACTCAAATTTAATTCTGAAAAAATTTTATAGTACTCATTCGGCATATAATCAAGTATCAAATGAATTCTGTCTTGATTACCACCATTCTTTACTGAGTGCATCTTATTGTTATTTACCTCTACAATTTCACCTAGTTTTATATTTTTCCTAATTCCATCAACATTAAAGATTACTTTTTCGTTAGTTATTATTGGTATGTGAATTCTATGCGACCACAAATATACTAATCCACCATCATAGTGTGTTTTTATTTTCCCAAAAGATTTTAAATTTGAAAATTGTATCTTACAGAAATTTCCTGGACCATAATTTGAATAAAAAAGATTTATTATTTCATCAAATGTATTAAAAAAGATCTCATGCAATTGGATATCGTTAATCATAAAATTATCAATTATGGGATATGAATTACAATTGATAAAACACTTTTCTCTACCATAAGAAGTATTGAAATCAGTGTTGATATCAATTTTGTGTCGATACTGCTCAAGAAAATCAACAAGATTTGAAACATCAATATTTTTTAGTAACTTATAAGAATATGGTTTATTCATATAAATTTTGTTGAATAATTGAAATTATCAAAATCAATTGAAAACATTTCCTTAACAGTTTCAATATTCTTTTTAGAATATGATTGATAATAATCATCTACATTATAACCCCCATTATGCAGAATAGGAAGTTTTCTGTCTAGAACTTTTTCTAATTTAACAAGATTTTCAAAATTAAAAACATTTAGTGATATATCTCCATTTAAATCATACACATAAAAAGATTGAGGGTAACCAATCATAGGTGTGTTTTTAAAATATACTTTTTTCTTAAGATGATATAGAAAAGTTTCAAAATTCCAATTATTGAACTGAGGATTATTTCTTAAAAAATGTTTATAATAACTAAAAGTTCTTGTGTATGGATTTCTCACTACACAAAATTTAAAAATATTATCTCCAATATCATTCAATAATTGAAGATTAAAAAGAGGATCATGAAAATATGGATAAGATCTATTCCAGTTGTCTTTTATGATTGATCTTATAGATGTTCCACCAGTTTTTGGTATGTGGACAAACAAAAATAATTTTTCATGTCTATTTCGATTCAAAAACATAACTATCTCCAAAATTCTAAATTAGAATATTTTTGATATGCATATTTTGATAGAACTGTTTTAGACCTGGGAGATCTCTTTTTTACAATTCCTGTGTTGATACTATGTAAAGGGACACCTAAAGATTCAATATCATTATATGATTTCTTCTCAAAAGAATATTGACATATATTTTTAAAATCATGGTCATAATAAGGTATTTCTAAAAAATCATAAATTTTTTTTATTTGTTTTTTTGGATTTGAAACTAAATCTTCATACTCTATGATATGTAAATATTTTCTATTTTCTTCTTTTAATAAATTTTTTAATGAATATAATTGCAAGTCCAACATGGGTGAACCTGTTGACATCAAGTAATCACATATTCTATCATCATCACTGAGGTATGGATATGTATGATTGTATGCTTCTTCTGTTATGTTATTATTTGGGTGACTTTTTAGTGCTCTGATAAAAGAGGATAATATATCTGTAATATTTCTTACTGGAAATATTATTTTAACATCTTCCGTTATATATTTTTTTATTTTCTCTAAATTCTCTGGTGTCCCCCATGCTCCATTTCTGTCTATGAGATATTTACAATCTATGTTTTCGTAAAAAATATCTATAGACTTTTTTAAAAAATTATCTATTAAATCTAAATTTGAGTCATGCAAGTCAAAATTTGGTTTAAATCTTAAACTATCTAATGATTGATATAAATCGGGAACAAGTGAGTTAGGGGAAACTTTAATGTCTGGATTTTGATTAAGTATTGACGATAGTAGTGTATTTCCACTTCTCATCAATCCACCTAAAAAATAATATTTTTTATTTTTCATAAATTAACAATCACATCCTGTTGATCTCAATTGAATATTAATATTCATTGATATTGTCATTCGTAATTTACTAGTAAATTTCATTGGAACTTCATGACTCAAACAATTTGGAAATATTAAAAAAGATCCCTCCACTATTTCTGGATCGTATGAATTCTGATAATATCCGATACCAGTATTCACCAAATCTTTAATTTCTGAATCAGATCTTTTCTTAACAAAAGAATCATTTGTGTTGCAAAATCTTATTGGAGGGTCAGTTTTATTGTCAAATTGTAAAAAATGAACAGCACTAAAATTTATCCCAGAACCATGATGTGTGTGCATTTCTTGGTTCTGCATCTTACCATAAACATTGTACCAAATATCCTCAATATGAAAATATGTACAATTTAAGTTATTTTCATTAATGAATTCAGTAATTTTAATACTATAAGCATCTAATAATGGACTCCAGTTAAAATGATCTGGAAGTCTTTTTTCTCCAAATGAGGAATGGACATTACAATTCCAATCTTTAGCATTTAGAAATTTATTTTTATAATATAATCTTCTTAGCTTAGAAGTGACTTTTTCTCTATATTTTTTATTTAAATTTATATTTGTTTGATAAAACCATGGTGAAAATACATTAACAATTTGTCCCATAATGTCTACAACCTTTCATAGTAGTAATTTATTTATCAACTGTTAGTCAACATCAGTTTCAATATAATTTCCATCTTCATTTTCAATGTATTCAACTCTTCTCCAAGTATCACTTCCGAAATGATATCTATAATAAAGTCCATCATTTGGATAATCAGATGTTATTCTTGGATCAGTTTTATAAACAGCACTAGAGTATGGTTCCCATTCACCAGTTAAATGATTCCAACTCCACTGCCTAACATCAGGTCTATCATCTGGATATGGTTTAATATTATTATATCTACCAGTATTACGATCTAGTACCCAATAACCAGTATTATCAGGTAATTCTTCATTATAAAAAATTTGAAGATCGGCATTATACTTCATACCAATTTCAGCTCTTTGCTTTGTATCATGATCCAGTAATGCATCAACCCAAGTTCCATAATAATTTTCATTTAAATACTCAAGACTTTCGCAAACAATTCTTACAACTTTACCTTCATCATTTAAATTTGCGTACGATGTTTGATTTTCCATTTCTTGACAGATTAATTAATTTACTGAAATTTATAACGGAGAAAAACTCTTCCAGCAGAACCAGGTCCACCACTGGGACCATTTCCTGAACCACCTCCAGAACCAGTATTAGCAACAGCTGAAGTTGGACCAAGTGGTCCACTTCCTCTACCACCAATTCCACTTCCCCCTGCTCCAGGACTGGTCGATCTTCTATCACTAGCGGTTCCACCACCACCAGAAAAAATTCTTGTTCCTGGTATGTTTAGTGGTGCTGGTAAAGATCTACCAGAACCTCCGTTAGAGTTTCCATAAGTAGTTCCTTGCCCAGCGCCACCTGCACCACCTCCGCTTGCACTACCATTGCCGCAGCTGCCACCATTGTAACCATATCCATAAGTTATACTATCAGCAGATTGTCCAAAAGGACTTGGGGAAGGAGCACCACTTCTTGGGGGACTTTGATACCCAAATCCACCTGCAGAAGCTCCTCTACATCTATATCCGCCTCCACCTCCTCCGCCAGCACCACCAGGATTTCCTCCAGGTGTTGATGAATTTTGAGATCTACCACCCCCACCACCAATAGCAGTAAATGTTCCAAAAATTGAAGGAGATCCATTTCCGCCAGGAGAGGGAGTGGAACCACTTCCACCACCACCGCCACCAACAGTAATTGGTATAGATGACGGCAAATTTCTTATATCGTAACCTGGAGCATCAATAACTCCTCCTCCGCCGCCACCGCCGGCGGTTCCCCATGCATTTGATGGATTATTTGTTCCACCACCGCCGCCACCAGCACAAACATAAATATCGACATTATTATCAGGTCCATTTTCAGCATAACTGAGAACTGAAACGGATCCTCCACCAGACCATTCAACTATACGATAATCTCCATCATCAGTGGTGCTATAGGAACCAGATAAATTTAACCTTAAACCTCTCTTTTTTCTAGAAAAACCAAATCCAGATGCACCAGAACCAAAAGAACCAAGAAGAGGTTTTTCTTTTCTAAACCAACTATTGCCAAACATATTTTTTACCTCCTATTGATTTTGTGATGCGAAGACAAGGAAAGTAGATGCTCCAGTTTTCGTAATGACCCATCTATAAACATCATATCCTGATGCACTACCACTACTTGGGGTAGTATTATTTATCCAATATTCAGTTACTGCAGATCCATCAATCGTGATTTGATTACTGTAGTAACTTGCACTATTTTGAGATGAAATGACAGTTACTGTTAATGTTTGTCCAGTGGACATGATACTATCTAATAATGTAGATGCATCACCACGAATATTATGTGTCCAAGTACCTCCAGAGTTTGCGGTGAATAAAACAGAACTAGATGTTAGAACATCAATATGACTGGTAGACTCTGCTCCTCCAGCAATGACATTTACATCATTTCTGATACTTTTTACGTCAAAAACATTATCAACAACCAAGTCTTTTATAGTTCCAATACCTGTAATATTGGTAAATGATGTAACTGATGTGTCGCCAAGAACATCTATCTCATTGGTCGGTATTGTAGATGAAATACCCAAATAATTATTAGTAGTATCATAAAATAATAAACTTGTTGCGGCAAATCCAGTTGTGTTTTTATATTGAATTTGACCATCACCAGTTCCCGCAGCCACTGCTTGGGCACCTTGTGCCATAAGGTTCCAATAAGTGGTATCTACTGTACCCAAACTAGATGGAACATTTCCTGTGCTATTAGCAACACACACATAAGCACTGGTAGTGATTGTATCGTCATACATCACTACATCATCAATTTCATATGTAGTTCCACCAGCATAGGTGCCTCTCCATTGGAGTTTAATTTTGCCTACATCTAATTGTCTAATTGCTTCTGTCATGAGTTATTAACCAAATTGAGATTGAGTTGCCAAAACAATAAATGCGGATGAACCAGTTTTAATAATGGTCCAACTATACGCATCATAACCAGAAGATGACATACCAGCGACAGGTGCAGAACCAGCAAACCAATATTCTGTCTGGGCAGCACCATCAATATTGATATTTGCAGTATAGTAACTTGTGTTGTTTTGTTTAGAGATTACCGTCACTACAAGTGATTGGCCAACATCCATAATACTATCTAGTGTTGTAGATGCATCACCACGGAGGTTGTGTGTCCAAGTAGATCCAGAGTTTGTGGTGAAAAGAAATATACTTCCATTCTTTACATCGAGGTTAGAAGTAGCGTTTGCTGCTCCCGCTGTGATAGTGGTGGTCTCAAGAATTGTATCAAATGAGAGTTTATCATCAACATTAGCATCAGTGAAAGTTGCAATGCCAGTAATATTCAGATTAGTGCTCTGAAATGTCCCAAGAACATCTAAAGTTCTTGTCGGAATTTCACTACTGATACCCAAATAGTTATTAGTACTATCATAGAATAACAAACTTGTTCCTGCAAATCCGGTGCTGTTTTTGAATTGAATTTGCCCATCACTAGTCCCTCCTGACGTTGCTGAGGCTCCTTGTGCTAGAAGGTTCCAATAAGTGGTATTTACTGTTCCAGAATTGGATGGATTTTGTCCTGTACTATTAGCGACAGCAATATATGCACTATTGGTAATGGAATCATCATAAAGAACTACATCATCAACCTCATATGCAGTGGATCCAGAGTAGGTGCTTCTCCATTGAAGCTTGATTTTGCCTACGTCTATGGTAATTGCCATGGTTATACTCCTTGTTTATAGTTGGGATTAAAATGAGTTAGGGTACTGTAAAAATCAAGTGACCAAGTGAACTGATGGTAATTCCAATCCCAGCCACCCATGGGAATTGGTCGGTATTAACGGTAGTCATTCCGACATGTTCACTCCCACCAAGATAATCAGATTTGGCAATACCTCCATTAGATCCAGCAATCAACACCCTCATTGTAGCAAATCCGACTGAAGGTTTCCTAAAAATATAATATTCACCAAGATCAACAGAAATAGTAGATGTATCACCAATTGCAGTAATATTTCTAGAAGTTGTAGATCCAATTGCAATATTTACATCAGTGATACCATAGGCAACTCTAGAACCTCCAGATTGAATACCAATGCCTCCAGCACCGCCGCCACCACCAGCAATACTGACATCTACAGTATTTCCATTTACGGCAAAGGTATTACCTGCGCCAATAAAATTTAATTGTGTAATACCGGATTCTGAAATTACTGATCCAGCAGACTGAATCCCAATGCCACCAGCAATACTAATATCAACTCTATCATCAACAACAGCAAAGGTATTTGCTGCGCCAATAAAATTTAATTGTGTAACACCGGATTCTGAAATTACTGATCCAGCAGACTGAATCCCAATGCCACCAGCAATACTAATATCAACTCTATCATCAACAACGGTGAAGGTATTTGCTGCACCAATAAAGTTGAGTGTAGTGACACCAGTTCCAGAAATTACTGAGCCAGCAGACTGAATTCCAACGCCCAAACCATAAAAAGATATGTCCCGTGCTTTTGTCATTTCATAGTCTTTTTAGTTATTTATAAGAAATAAAAAAGTGGAAGCATCCCCAGTATAAGTCACAATATCAACATACTGATCAGGACGAGCAATCACAGTAGAAGGACGAACATTAGCAGCATTTAATGGTTGGAAACCTGCTGGTGGTGGGAACTTGAAGGGCTTTTGACCGAAGTTTAATATTAAAAGTAGTTAAAATTCATTTTTAACTTTAACAAACTATTTTTAAAATTTTAGCCATATCTTTTTTAATTTTTTCGTAAACATCTAAAATTTCTTCTTCAGTATATTCAATACATTCTTTATTTAATCTTTCTGCAAGATTAGATTGGAGTGCAGAGATTCTCATTGGAGAGTACACTGCTTCTTTTCTTTGAATGATTCTAAAATAATCCGGATAAGACATATTAATCGGATTAGTTCCTCCCATAATCACGCATCCTTGAGTTCCTGTTGCCCTTGCAATGTGCTGGCCAACACTATCACATCCAATAAAATAATCAATTTGAGAAATTACTCCCATCCATTCACGCATATGAAGATCTTGATCTGGAACATAAACAAACTTATTATCCTCTGAAAGAAGATGTCGATATCCCATATAGATGATATTATAATCCTCCGAAAGTAGTTCGCAGAGTTGAATGAACATATTTTCTGGCAAAGACCTTAAGGAATCATCATAGACTCCTATAGGACATGTTTGTGCAGTAGAACCATATGGATTGATAACAATCGTTTGTTCTTTTCCTTGAGATTCATATGCTTTATAAATTATTTCTTGACCTTTACGAATCTCTGCATGAGAAAGATTCAAAGTTTCATAATTTAAATCTGTATGATCTTCCGTTTCATTAATGATTTCATCAAATGCTTCAACAAGTGAGATTTTTCCTTTATAAAAATTTGGAAGACGATAAGGCTCAGAATAAATTACCTCATCTGCTTTCAAGAAATAATTTTCCCAGCATCCTTTTGTATCCGGATTAAAGGTTCTTTCTTGAAGTTCTGGAATACCTAAAGGAACATAATCCCATCCCATAATTGATAGATACCATTCTTCATCTGGATGATTTTTATGGTACTTAAGGAGTGCTGGAAGAGCAGTAATAATTCTTCCAATTCCACCGTCAATATTAATAATTTTCATTTTGTCTCCATTTAATAAAATATATTTTCCGATTAAGAATACCAGAAAGTAATGTAGAACCAGACCTTGGAAGTCCAGAGATGAAATAATATTGTTTCATTATGAATAATTCATATTATTTTTTAGTTTTAAACCATCATCATATATTGAATGTATTTCATTTTTTATAAAATTATTCCAATAGTTCAAATATTCAATTTTTTCTTGTTGTGTTATACAATACTGATGAATAAAAAACAAAGGATAACCATCTTTAGGATATGATGCAAACATATCATGCAATATTGTTTTTACTTTAAGACCGTATTTTGCAATATTTCTACTTACAAGGTAATCGGTTAAAATATGCTCTGGTTTATATCCGAAATTTTTTTCTTTATTTGTTAAATTTATTTCACTTAAGTATTGTGTTGGATTGTCATAAGGTTTCCAAAGATGTCTTGTCCAATTACTAAATACGCTAAACCAAGGAGGTGCTCCAATATTTCTTCCATCTCTTCGTGTGTAATTGTTGTGTTTAAATCTTAATGGATATAAATCATATGCATTAAAAATTACAGCATCTTTGTTATAAACTTCAGTAACATCAGGGCAGTTTGGATGAATGATTGCATCACAATCTATTAGTATTGTCCAATCATATTCTTTACTTATATCATATACTTGAAATTTTTCACAGATTACAGGTTCATTTGGATATTTTCTTTCAGTAATTATCTTAAAGTCTGCATCAATCTTATTTGCATAAGATTTCATATACGGATATGTAATATCTGTAATTTCTTTCGTGTAAGTATTAATATCAAATGTAATTAAAAGTTTTTTCATTCTTTTGGTTATGAATTAATACTATTTTTTGGAAGTGCAATAATATTAAAAGAAATGGAAATTCTTTCTTCATCATGATCATTTGTTTCCACTGAATGTGGTAAATATGATGGCCAAAGCAAAATTTTACCCTCTTCGGGTATTATTTTTATACTTTCTGCACAAAATTGATTTTTTTCTTTAACAAGATCACATCCCATCCACATTCTGTTAATTCCAGGATTACTTATGCAGAGTTTTCCACTTCCCTCCGGTACTTTCAAATAAAACACACCAGAAAATACATCTCCATGAACATGTTCAGAATTCATTGCTTGTCTTGAATCATTATAATTTACCCAAGAATTTGTGATAAAAAGTTCTCTTTCAACAAAATTAAGATTTTCTGCTGCAATATTTGACAAAAGAGTAATATAATTAAAAACCGACCTTAATTCTTCATTTAAATGAAGAAGCTTTGGTGACTGATATCCACCTACACCCGATACTTGAAATGAGTGTGGATTCTCCTGTCTATATCTTTTGCATACATCAAGAATCATTTCCTTTTCGTTTTCAAACTCAGAATATTCTGCTTGCCATATTGCAGTTGAATATATGGTGAGTAAATTCATAGTTTTTTTTAATACTTAAATTTATTATATCACATATATTTTATTTCAACAACTATAATTGTACTTTATTTTATTTTCATTTATATTATCAATTAATAAGTTAAATGAAATAATAGTTCTATGTTTATCTGAAAAATTTGGAGGTGCATAATGTAAAAGATTTGATGGAAAAAATATTATATCACCCTCTTCTACATTTGGTGCATAAGTAATAAATTCATTTGTAATATTATTTGTAAAGGGAGATACAAAAATAGTCGGACTATGAAAATTTTTCTCATATTCTATAAAACAAACAGAAGAAAATGTAGATGATCCATGATTATGAACTCCATGATCCATTTTTGTTTCATATTTCTGAAACCAAATATTATCTATTTTTAACTTTAGATTAACTTCTTTTTCGAACAGATGCATTTCTTCAGAAAATATATCTGTTTTATAAAATATTGGACTTGTAATAACATTACCAACTATTTGATTGTCAAAAGAATCAAATAAATCTAATAATTTTTTCTTTTTAATTTGCCATTCAGAAACTTTATATTTAAAAATTGGTATTTCAAATGCTGTTATTTTCATATTAATCAATATATTACTGTAATTTTATTTTTTTTACTAATATTTTTTTCTACGATATAATTACCAATTATTAAGTAATCCAAATCCATTTTTAAAAAAGACATAATAGCATCTTTTGGTGTTTCCACAATCGGATCACCATTGTCATTGAATGATGTGTTAAGTAATACGGGAATTCCTGATATTTTTTTATATTTTTTCAATAAAATTGCAACTTCTGGATTTAATTGTTTGTTCACAGTCTGAACTCTACAAGTATTATCAACATGAGTAATTGCACCTAATTCTGAAATTTTAGATTCTTTCACAGAAAAAGAGTAAAGCATGTAATCTGAAGTAAAATTTTCATTAAAATAATCATGAAAATCTTCTTCTAATATTATTCCAGCAAAAGGTCTCCAATATTCTCTGTGCTTCACTCTAGTATTCATTATATCTTTATTTTCCTTAATAGATGGATTCATTAATAAAGAACGAGATCCTAATGCTCTAGGTCCGAATTCAGATCTATTTTGAAACCATCCAATAATTTTATTATCGTGGAGATATGATGCAACATCATCACACAAATCATCAAAAGAGTTGAAATATTGATATTTTACCTGATGATTTTTTAGTTCTTGTAAAATTTCTGCATCTTGATATTTTTTTCCAAGAAGTGCAATGTTTTCAGGAAGTTTTATTTTTTGTTTATTTAAAAATGCACCATAGCAAGCAGCACCAAAGTGCAATCCACTATCATTCGTACATGGAGGAATATGAATATTTTTAAATAAATTAAGTTTTTTAATACTAGTGTTTGCTAGAACATTAAGAAAACAACCTCCAGAAAAACATACATTATCTGTGAGATATGTTTGATTTTTAAGAGCAATTATATAATCTAACAATGCACTTTCAAAATTTTTCTGTAGTATCGAACTCATATCTTCTGGATTTTTAAAACTATAGGTATCATTAAATAAATTTTTTTCACCTCTTTCTGATTTAAATTTAATAAATGGCAATTCATAATCTAAAGACACAGAATAGTCTTTCCAATCATGTTTTTGATATTCACCATAAGCAGAAAGACCCATTATTTTTCCACTCAAACTTTCACGAATATTTTCCTCATAATCCCAAAGTTTCCTATGAGTTTTTCTTTCATATATAATCTGAGATAATCCCCTATAATAAGTACCAAAATCATTAACTTCATGATATCCTGGATGAATTCTTAAAACATTTTCATACTTATTAAAGTATCCAATACTATTAGTTTCTGTTGTTATTTCATTATTTTTATATGGATCATAAATTTTACTACCAGCTCCATCTAATATAAGAAAAGTTCCTTCATTAAAATCACAAGTAAAAATTGCTGCTGCAGCATGACTTAGATGATGTGAAACTATTTTTATTTTTGCATTTGGAAATATTTCATTTATTTTTTTATGAATTTCATTGTTATACAATTTCTCATAAAAAATATCAAGACACATTGATGTAATACATATCAAATCTATATTTTCCGGATGCAAATTTCCTTCAGATAAGCAATAATCTATGGACAGTTTAGGAAAATTGCCATCATACTTAATTCTACTAAGCCTTTCTTCTGAAATACTACATACATGATTTCCATTAATTATGAGAGATGCACCAGAATCATGAAGCCATGATATTGAACCATTTTCATCATATGAGGTATTTGCTTCCCAATTAAAACTACCATAAATTCCCAAAATATTCATGTTATTCAATAACTGTATTTAAGTATAGAATCATTATAATCTATTCCAAAAGAAATTCCAACCCTTGGTGTTAATGGAATTACCTCATGAAAAATATTCTTTGGAACATATATAAAATCGCCAGGACTCATTATATAAGAATAATTTTTGTTGTTTTCATATACATGCCATTTAGTTTTTCCTATGCACTGCCAAAACCATACATCAGAACTATCAAAATGTTTTCCTAGTGTATGACTTTTTTCTGACAGACTTACATAAGCATGTGCTGAATATAAATGGTTTGGATTATTTTTTTTAATCCAACCAATAATTTTATCTACTTCTTCTATATCAAATATATTAAAAATTTCTATTCCATAATAATCTCTATTTATTATTTTGTTTTTTTTCTTTACATTTAAATCTATATTGTAAATTATTTGCTCCCAAGAAGGAACTTTTGTCAAAAATTTTTGATTATATTCGTGTTTATTTTTTGCTTTAAAAAAATTAATAGAAGACATTCAAAATCAATAATGTTCAATTTGTTATTTAAGATGGAACACATCTTGTAGCTCGGACCCAGTGCGAGGACGACTTTGTCCCGATTGAAGGCCTACCATTAAAGAAGCAGGCAAGGGAAGCGTAGGTTCCGTTAGATTCAGTATCACTCCAATACCATTGACTTATACCAGATTGTTTAGAATCCCAATATGCTCCACCAGGATATAAAGTATCACTCCATTGTGTAATTGAATGAATAAACCAACCACAAGAACCTACTGCAGAATTTGCACATGTAACTGCATCATTTCTAGAAGTCCAAACCCTACACAATTCAGTACAAGATGGTGCTATAAACCATTTTGCAGTTGATGGTCCACATCTTATAAAAAATCCACCACAATCTGAACAAGCAGAACTAAGTGAAGTTGCACCAACATTAGTACAACATAAGCAAACTGGTGCAGTATTTGAGGACGTTGAACTATTTCCCCATGCACCAGCAACAGATGCGGTATATTGCTCTGAAGACTTCCACATTCCACCAGGAACAGTTTGTGTGCATACTGTACAATCACAAGAACAACAAACATTACAACAAGGGCAATAACAATAAGTATATCTACATCCTAAAATATTATTAGGACCAGTACAAGCATCACACACATTGGTAGAACTACAACAAGTTGTTGTACTAATTCCTAATGATGCTTCTATAGTTGGTCCAACTACACTTGCATTTCCTGGGTATGCTCTTTTATTAATATTTGTGGGTCTAAAAGGTGCCATAAGTTACCCATCCGTTGAAGCAATACCTACAGATTCTGAAAATACTTTTGCATTAAGTATTTTGATTTCTTCTTCTAAAGCACGAACTCTACGAATAATTCTGTCTTCATAAACTCTAGGTTGTTCAAAATCTTCATCGGATTTTCCTTCTGGACTTTCAGGAAAAACTACATTCTTTGGACTATCATAAAGGTTTGTTAGGTCTCTAAGCCTTTGACGATACATCTCCCACTCACGATAATTTAAAGTCTCTGAAGAATCTATAAACATTGTCCAATCAGATTTTGAAAGAAGATTGTCTCTTTCTTTGCGAACTTTATCCCAAAGTTCTTCATCAGAAATATCTTCTACAACAAATGAGAGAGTTTCTGAATTCCATAAAATTCTTTGATATTCTTGATCATAATTCGGGACTTCGTAAGGTCCACTATATCCAGATTTTAATAATTCTTCGTCAGTAAAAGAATTTATGTCTGTTCTTTTTCTACCGTCACTTAAAAGAATTTTTTTTGGAAGTGGTGCTGGTGCTTGCCCCTGATAAGAGTATAGTGCTGTTGGATTTGCCATTGGTAATTACTCTCCGTATCAAGCAGAAATTTCTTCATAAGAACATATAACATCCAAATCTGATGCTGCAGATGCGGTAACAACAATAGAATGATCTTCTTCCAAATAGATTGATGATGCTTTATCTAAAACTACAAGTGTTGAATCTGCAACAACATCAATTGTATGTGCAAGTTTGAATCCAGATCCACCACCCGCTGCTGCATTATGAAGTGCAACTGTAATATTAGCAGTATCTACGCCATCATCATTAGAAACAATAATTGAATTAATTTTATATACCTTTCCACTTGAAGCTGCATTACTAACGAGAACGGTGTCATTAGTGTCTCCTAAATTCAAATAACTAGTTTTACCTATAATCGTGGTTACATTTACAATGTTTGGGGCTGCCATTTTTTAATTCTCTCCTTTTTTATATTTATAGTATTTTATGATCTATATTCATCAAATCCAAGAATTCTTTTAAAAGCAATTGCTTTACCTTGTGTGGATATATTTATTCCACTTAATTCAGAACCATTTCCTACAAAATTAGATGCTGTTATTACACCAACAACATTAACATTTCCCTCAACGTCAAAACTTTGCCCAGAAGGAACTGTGGCACCTCTGGTTAATTCAGGTGCCCCATCATCATTCTGATTAACAATAGAATTTACTTTTATTTTTGCCATTTTAAGTTATAAGAGTGTATGCAATTGCTTTTGATGAAGTTGCAATATTTAATCCGGACAATCCACTACCATCACCAGAAAAATTTGATGCTGTAACAATTCCACTTATATTTACATTACCTTGTGCAGTGAATGTTTGCCCAGAAGGAACAGAAGCTCCGTAAGAAACTACAACAGGTCCAGCAGGATCAAATGCTTCTATACTATCAACTTGAAGTTTAGAGTTTATTGTCATTTTTTTATCCTATTATTGTGTATGCTATAGCTTTACTGGTAGAAACTTCATTTGCAACTCCAAATGTTGTTATTCCAGCACCAACACCACTAAAAGATGTGGCAGTAACTACACCAACAGTATTAATGACTAATGTTCCATCAATTTGCTGACCAGAAGGAACAGAAACACCTTTTGTAAATTCAACTGGACCATCATCATTGTAGTTTACTATCTTATTAACTCTTAAAGAAGACATTTTCTAAACTCCTTATACGATTACGAAGGTATTTCCAACACCAACAGTGATGGTAGCACCAACAGAAACTGGACCAAACATTCCATAATTATGATTTGGATTATCTAAAACATATGCTTCACTAATAATATTTGGATTAGAGAAGAATGTTTGTGTTGTAATTCCAGTGGTTCCTATAGATCCACCTCCTCCAGTTACATTAATTGTTGCAATACCAGAAGAAACAGTGACTGTAGAAATTCCTGCTCCTCTAAAGTCTAATAAAGTTGCACCAGTCCCAACTGTTCCACCCTCTGTTGCAATACCAACACCACTTACAATATTCTGAAGGTATTGGCCATCACCATAGTAAGTAACAATTCCTGTTGTTGCTGTGATGATTCCACTAGTAATTGATACACCAGAACCAACATGAAGTTTAGTAGCAGTTACTATACCAACATTAATATCTGGAACTCCCGGAGAAAACAATCTAGATATTTCTCTGGCTCTTGTCATTTTACCGCTTTTTAATTATTTATAAGAAATAAAAAAGTAAATACTTTGCGATGAACCAATTTACAGTATCAATACAGTGAAGTTATAATATAAATTACTCCAATTATACAGACAGAAATTCCAAATATTACCTTCAAAACTCTATCGGAAATGTGATTAGAAATCAATGGACCAATTTGACCACCAATCAAAACACCACTTGCACTGAAGATGAGAATTTCATAGTCAATATTTCCCAATTTAATATTCAGTAGAGTAATAAACCAATTTCCAAGTGCTTCGATAAGAATAGCAGATGCATTTGATTTCTTAGTAGAAAGACCTGCATCATGCTCAAACATTGGCTGATGAATTTCCGCTATGCCGGTGCCAGTAGAAGCAGAGGAAACACCAGCAAAAAATTGTTTGATGCGCGATTTACGACTTCCAAGAATATTTAAATCTGCTTTATCATTGACACCAAACTTTCCAAGATATGCAAAATAAAGCTGATAACTTGCAATAGAAAATATACTACAACCAACTACAAACCTTAACCAAAGTTTTGGTAGAAAAACAAATAGGAAAACTCCAGTAATAATTCCAATATAAACAAATGGGAATACTTTTTTGACTGCTTTAATATCAATTTTATTTCCCATTCTCCAATAAGATACTGCACCACTAGTCATTCCGATACTTTCTGTTGCAATACCAGTTGCTACAGATTGTGCAATAGGTATACCAAGAACAAAATTAAAAAATGGTTGGAATAATACACTTCCAGAAAATCCAGATGCATTGCACAATGTTGCGACAATTATTGCAATAGGGAAGACATACCAATAATCAAATGAAAGTGTCATTAGAATCCTTTTTAATTTGATATATGTGTCATAAAAAAACTAATAGTCATTCTCGAATTATCAATATCTTTACCAAATAAATTATTTGGAGCATGTAATAGATTTGCATCATAATACAAAATCCTATTATAGACATTATCTATTTCAAGTTTTTCTCCTTTTTTATTGATTATAGAAGTTCCACAATTATTCATAGGAAATGGTTGTAAATAAATAACCCCCGCAACATCACACCCATCAACATGCCATTTATACTGATTAAAGGATGGAAAGCATTCGTACTTAGTTTCTTCCAAAGAATAATGAAAAAAACAAGATAAAGTGTAATTATTTTTTTCTAGATTTAAAAACTCACAAATCTCATCTAGAATAGGATCTTTAATTAAATTTGCTTCTATTAAATTTGATCTAAATCCTTTCCACCCAGTATTCAAATCAGATTTGTTGTAGTTGCAATTTAATGCAATAGATCTTATGTCATCAATATTATTTAAAAAATTATCTTTATAATGATAAGTAAAATTATTCATAAAAATTGTCATAAGGTTCATTGGTCCAAACTGTATTATTGAAGTCTTTTAATTTATCTGTATATTCCGCATAAATGTCTTCATAACTTTCCCCACTAAATCCGCAATAAAGTTGTTTACAATCATGCTTTTGCATTGGTCCGATAGTAGAGTAACCTGAGGTTTTAATGACATAATCCGCAATCATATTATCTAACAGAATATCCTTAGAACGAATGGGAGTTTTATCAATAAAAGATTTAGATTGATCTACAATTTGTTTCCAAAAACTTGTATCAAATTTAGAACCATATTGATAATGATGTGCAAGAGTTAATTGCTGTTGCCACATATTATGATGATATTGATAATTCGCAGCATAAAAATAACTAATATCCTTAAATTTCAAAAAGGCACAAATAATTTCAGCAAATATTTCATAATAATGGAGACTTAAAGCTTGCAATGGTTCAAAGAAAAATAATCGATTTCCATTATATGCACAATATTTGTTTTGCAATAAATTTTTTGCATATTTTTGTTTCCAATGAATATGATTAACTACTTTACAGTTTTCAAAATTCCTAACTTTTTCTTCAACTTCTTTTGGATTTGAAATATTAGAATCATATAGATATCCACATTTTGTCATTTTAAACTTTGGAAATGGTAATCCAAATTGCCACCCATCTTCTGTAGATTTGTGAATGGAATAAGTTTCATCTCCATCAACACCATCCTTTACAAAAAGTATGCCAGAATTGACAGAATTTACATATGGTGGAAGATATTCATCTTGATCAGAAAACCCTGTGCAAAAAATTACAAAATCAGAATATCTGCCATTAATAATTACTTGATTGTCAAGAATTTTATACTCACCTACATTTTCTGGAATATAAGTAACCAATCCTTTTTCTTCTAATAAATTATGAACGAAAGGGTTTAGTTTATCTGTCTCAAACTGCATTGACATTGCATTCTCAAAATTGTGATAAAATACCTCACTTTTACCCCAATCAATAAACTTAATTCCAGTCTTAATTGATGCAATGCCTTTTTGATATAGTTCAGAAATACTGACTCCAGTGACATTTCTCAAAAGCTCTGCAACAACTGGTGTTGTCGTTTCACCAACACTCACATAAGGTATATTTGGATCATAATAAATCTCAACATCAATTCCATGGGAAATACATTTAAGTGCCGTGATAATTGCAGATGTGCCCTTTCCAACGATTGATACTTTCATTATTGACAATGCTTTAAAATAATATTATAATCGTATATAAATTTTCTGTCAATAAAAAATGAAAAGTGATTTCCCAATAAATGATTCTTTTGACTGTTCTTTTTCAAACTTTATTGGAAAATTTGATAATGTCTTTCAAGATTCTTTCATGCAATATTTAAGAGAATATTGCGATAGATCTGAAAACATTATTTTTAGAAAAAACAAAAATATAGACGATAAGCTTATTTCTTTAGATTCATTCAATCCTAATGAATCACATCTTCTTATGGGTGGAGTGAACGAGTGTCTTAAACACTATGTGCAAGAATATCCTATTCTATCCGAATTTAATTTCATAAGCACTAGAACCAATTTACAAGTGACAGAACCACCAACAGGAGGATTTCATAATTTTCATGCAGAAAACACTAGTTGGAGATATAGTTCTAGAACTCTGGTTTGGATGGTATATTTAAATACGGTAAAAGATAAAGGTGAAACTGAATTTTATTTTTATGACGAAAGATATACACCTACAGAAGGAACAGTATTAATTTGGCCTGCTGGATTTAGTCACACACATAGAGGAAATCCTCCCGGAGAAAGAAAGTATATTGCTACAGGATGGTATCAAGCAGATGAAAATCTGACATTTAATATGGTTTCTTTTAAAGATAAAAATTAATTATTAATAAGGTAGATCTATTGCTTGAGGTTCTTGAGGCCAAATAATTTGACTTGGATCAGAAAATTCTTGAGGAATATTTCTCAATTTTTGTCTATAAGATAAAAACTCATTTTTTTTCTCTTCAGATAATTGAGAATCTGGCAAAAGTGTCCAATCAGTCTTACTTAAAAGTTCTTCCCTTCTATTTCGAACATTTCTCCAAATTTCAGCAATCCTTCCATTTTTTTCATCTTCTGAAAATGGAATAATATCAAATCCACTACCATTCCAATTTATTTTTTCATTTGATGGATCATAAACTGGTATTTCATATGGTCCATCAAATCCCAACTCTAGCAATTCTTCACTAGATTTTTCTGCTAAATTTGTAATAGTTGATCCATCACCCAATCTAAATCTTTTGGGAAGTTTTTCTGGATAACGATTTATGTATGAGTATAGCATTTTAGTGATTGTAGGTTTTTTTATTTATCCAAAGATTATATATTGAATCAAATTGGTAATCTTGATGAAGTAGAACTAATACCACTATAGAAATCTGGTCTATCAGTTCCATTCAATCCAATTCCTTTCACAATCCTCAAATGTCCAAAATATCCCTTTGCACCTACACCAATTCTAATAGGATTGTTGCTTGGGTTTATTGGAACATGTGGATTATTAAAAGTATAAGTATTACGAAGAATACCATTAGTAAATGCTCTAAGTTTATCACCATTCCTAGACCACCTATAATGATACCAGGTTGATCCGGAAAGTGTTTCAGTTTCAAATGTCTGAAAAGTGTTAGCACCATTACTATTGTCAACATATAATGATGGCTTACTGCGTCCCTGATAAGCTGAATATCCAATATACCAAGGACCTTGATTTGTTGAAGGATCTCTTGCATCGATAAGAGTTCCACCTTCATACCAACCTGTTGATGTTCTATTCAGGAAAATATCAATTGTAAAATCGGAAGTTCCCAAAGCAAAATCTGAACTCGCAGGAATTGTAATAAATCTATCATTTTGATTGGCATCATTAAACATACATGCAGTAATACCAAAATCATTTTGTGGAGATGTTTCAGTAAATCCAGCTGCAACATTAGGAGCTTCTGTTATTATACCAACACTTCCACCAGATGATCCATAGGCATCCCAATTCGTATTATCTAGTGGAACATACAAAACTTGATAGTCTTTTAGATTATTTTCAGCATACCAACTACTAGCACCAAATGAGTCTGGTAATTTTTGATTATGTATTTCATAAGTATTCCATATTCCAGATTTTAAATCATCTGTCTTTTTTATTCCAAAAGTGTTTCCTATGTTTCTATTAGTCATTTTAATAATTAACAGGTTTTATAGCAGGATATGATTTAGTGGAAGTTGATAATAAATTTCTAAGGTAGTTTTCACCAGGAGAAGATAATGTTTTTTGTACCAATCTAAAATTACTAATTTTTACTTGCAAAATATTAGAGTTACTCCAATTTCTAGCAATTGAAATTCTAGAACCACTACTTACAGTAAATCCATGAGAAATACTAGTATTATCTATATACGATGTTGATGGAGTAATTCTGAGATGATGCCATTCAGTATCAATAGGTGATAATAATGTATTTGAACTTAGTCCATCAGCAGAGTATATTTTTAAAATACTGGATCCATCAATTTCAACATAAAATCCCGTAGTATTTGTAGAATTTCTAGTATCAATTAGTGTTTTACTTGTATCACTTGCAGAGTTAAATCTAAACAATAAATCATAAGTAAAAGCTGATAGATCAGGAATATTAGTTTCTCTAATGTATCCTGATGAGAATGGACTACCAACTTTAAGTCCAACATATGCTCCATTGAAACCAGCAGAAGTAACCAAAGATGTTCCAGAATAACTAGTTCCCCAGGCACCAGAAGGATTTTGCAAATATATTTTGTTATCTGGTGTATTTACTAATTGAATATCACCCACAATACTAGGTGGAGATCCAGTAGCATCACTTCGTTTGGCTTGTTGGGAAGAGGATAGTGTCAAATAAGAATAATTTGAATTTGTGTCTGTTGTTATTTCTGTATATGTTCCATATTCACCATATTCATGAGATCTTCCATTTCCACCAGTTGATGCTTCAGCATAATATCCAGTACCATCAAAATTAGTATAACCTGATGATCCGTATGCAAAATTTCTATCAAAAAAACTTGTACCACTTAGTCTAGACCAGACATATCCATCAACACTTTGCCATATTTTACTGCCAATGCCAATTAAATAACCGTTTTCTGATTGAAGTCTACTAAAAGCTGGATAACCTCCATATGCAGTTTGAGATAACATCTCCCAGGTTAGTCCATCAGAACTAGAATATATTGTTGCTTTTCCAGCAACATGGTTTAAAACATAAAATTTTGATGTTTCTGAATGCCAAACACAAGACCTATTCCCAACACCACTAAAGTTGAAATTTGGTAAACTTGTTGGAGATACTTGAGACCAATTTTGTCCACCATCAGTACTCCTATAAAGAGTTCCGTTATAAATAAATGCTAAACAAGTTGCTGTTGTATCTGAACCACTACTAATAGACATAGCGTATGGTGATCCAGTTATAGATGCAACTAAAGTTCCAGGTGGAGTCCAAGTAGTTGATCTATAAATTTCATTTGATTTTCCCATTAAAAGTAAATTATTAGATATTCCCCCAGCAATGGCTGAATGAGATTGTGCTGTCGTTGCTGAAGTCGGAACTCCTCCACTAAATGTCGCATACATTGTACTATTAGAATAGTTAGATAATGTGGCAATTTTATCAGATCCATTTGTTGCCCACATATATGTGTTATATCCTATAATAGAATCTCCACTAGCGGTTGTCCAATTTACACCACCATCTGTTGTATATTGAAATGGACTATTATTTCCAGTATGTGAATTTGTTATTGCGATTTGTGTTCCTTTGATCCCTGCGACAGGAGCACCACTATTTTGTCCACTGGTTCCAATTTGAGTTCCAATTCCAATATGATGACCATAAACTCCCGTGGCAGTTGAAACTGCTGTTATTGTACCCAAGTTTAAATCAGCAATCTGTTCGGATTCGGTAGCAAAATTAGATACAGTATTATAATACGAATTAGCTTTTATTGGAGAATAACCAGAATATAACAAATCACTTTTTACTTGAACCTCATTGTCAGATTCTGTAGAATATTCTGTCAATGAAAATCTGGTTACTTCGTAGTCACATCCATCATTGAAAGTAGAACTTTGGTTATTTGAAAAAACTCTTTTGTATGCAGATGCGCTCATTTTTTTATCCCAGTGTGTAAATTCCTGATGGATATCTTCTTGTATTGCTTGTCGAACTCGAAGGAACTTGAAAGTTTCCAAAATATTTTGGAATATTTGAATAAACTTTCAAATCCTGTATATTTCCAGACCAATATTCCGATCCAGATACACTTCTGCCAATATTAACAGAAGCAGATGTCAATATTCCACTAACAGAAGTTGATGCTACACATACCCCATCAATAAACATACTTAATGCTGAAGCACTTCTTTGTAGAGCAACATGATGCCAGGTACTTACAGTAATATTTGAAGTACTTGAGAGTATGTTTGCACCATTAAAGTCAACTGATAGTGTTGAAGCATTGGTATAAAATTTTAAATTAGAAGATCCAGACTGTTGCTGCTCATAGATGGTTCTATTTCCAGAGCTAACATTATTACTGTAAATATAAGATTCGATTGTAAATGGAGAGTCACTACCACCGGTTGTTCCATGACTAGCATTAGATCCAATACTCAAATAAGAAGAAGAACCATTAAAAGCAGATGCACCATTATAAAATTTATCAGTTCTTCCAGAATCCCAGGTAACTGAATTGTTAGTAACAGAATTACTTTGCTCCGAATAATCTATTACATTGACAGTGGATCCATCTAGAGAATTTAGTGGTATAGCTAGGTTTAAAAAATTAAATGCTGGATTTTGAGTTTTTTCATATGATATACCCAAATATCCACCATTAACAACCTTTCTTAAATTTTTCATTTTATCATTCTAATACTTCATAAGTACATACTGCAGTCAAATCACCAGATGCACTGGCTTGAACTGAAAGTGAACGACTTTCTTCTAGATACAAAAATGAGGTTTTATCAATAATATTAATTGAAGAATCTGGAGGAACTGCGATAGTTGTAGCAACTGAATAACCAGTACCACCTGCTGCAACAGCATCATGATATTTTACGGTTATGTCAGCCGAATTAGTTCCATCAATATTAGAAATAATTAGAGATGCAACTCTATAAACTTGATTAGAACTTGCTGCATTTGATACTAAGGACGTAACACTAGTTGTGCCAAGCGTAATTGCTGTCGTTACACCAGTTACTGTTGTTAGGTCTAAAATATTTGGAGATGCCATTTTTTAATTAAGATAGAATGTTTGAAAAGAAGTAAGTGGATGATGCAGAAGCTCCACCACCACCACCAGAGATACTAATATCTAAGGTTTTTGTCCCAGCACTATATGAAAAAGTATTACCAGCACCGATGAAATTTAATGTTGTCGCACCAGCACCAATAGCATTTCCGGCAGATTGAATTCCAATAATAGCACCACTGTTTATATTAGTCAGGTTTCCACTGTCATCAATAACAGTAGTTCCAGAAATTTTAATTGCCATCTTCGTTTACACTCGGCAGTTTTTACTATTTATCTAATCAGAACCAGTTATTAATCTACAAATAATTGTTCAGGTTATTTATTTTAGTTTAGTTTCTTCTTTATATTCTCAATTTCAACTTGCTGAGTCTTAATACATTCAATCAGAAGACCAATAAGACCATTATAATTTACAGTCTTAGGATCTGTATCACTGACTAACTCTGGCAATACCTTTTCAATTTCATCAGCAATCACACCCATAGAAGGTCTATTATCTGCAATCCAATTAAAGGAAACACCATTTATCTGCAATACTTTATCAATTGGATTTTCAATTGTTTGAACGTTAGTCTTGAGTTTAACATCAGAAGTTGAGTTAAAATCAGTTGCGGTAACAACACCAACGGCAACCATACCATTTATATGTAAGTTTCCATCGTAATTTAATCTGGTTGAACTCGTTGGATCTGTTGTTCCACCATAAAACTGACCTGATGTTCTCGTGGTTCCATTATACTCAACAAAAGAAGAACTAGTAGAACCAGAAGTTACACCACGATCTCCAGGTATTGTACCAGAAGTTAATTGAGAAGCATTCAGTGCGGTAAGAGCAGATCCATCACCACTAAATCCACCGCCAGCAGTTAAAACATTTGTCGAAGCATTATAAGTCAAAGATCCATTATCAATAAATGGTTGCTGTGCTCCTGTTGAATTGTTTCCGACGAGAACAAGATGAGTCGTTGTATCACCAGAAGAAGCAGCACTAATATCAATATTAGTAGCAGTGGTTGCAGTATCAGCATTACCAGTAACATTTCCAGTTAAGTTTCCAACAAATGATGTAGCGGTTGCAACTCCAGTTACATTGAGACTGGTAATAGTTGCAATATTAGCAACCGTTAAATTATCAATAATACTGAATGTTTGTGTATTGATTACACCAATAAATGATTGAATTTCAATAACGTCACCGTTATCAGCCGCAGTTGTTAAACCAACAGTCGTTGAAGAAGTTTCAGTAAAGTCTGCCTGCGCTAAACGAATACCATTCAGATAAACATCAATTTTTCCAGATTCATATGGTTCATTCAGAGTAACTAAGGTTGTTCCACCAACACCAACATTAAATGTTTGCTTATTAATTCTACTCTGAGCAAGATTTATATCAAGAGTACCATTTCCACGATCAGTATAAGTACTTGCTCCACCAACAAAATTAAGAGTAGAAATAGTTGTACCAACTCCAACGCCGTCTTGCTGAACATTTAATCCAAGTTCACCAAGAGAAACTGCTTTGAAAGAAACTACCTCAATAACGTGACCACTAAGTGCTGGTTGAGTCAATGTAATGACGTTTTGACTCGTTTCAGTAAAATCGGATGTTGGAATTAACTTAATACCATTAACATAAACATCAACATTACCAGATGTATAAGATTCATTCAGAGTAACTAAGGTTGTTCCACCAACACCAACATTAAATGTTTGCTTATTAATATCAGTATACTCAACATCAGGAGAGAGAGTAATATCAACAGTTGTTCCATCAACGGCAAAGGTATTACCAGCACCAATGAAGTTCAGAGTAGTAACTGGTCCTGAAGTAATAGAAGTTCCACCAGAACTAATACCTAAATTAAAACCACCACTTGCGGTTACGATACCTGTTACCGTAAGTCCAGCACCAAGTGTTGTAAGAGAATTAAAGGTTGCAATACCAGCAACATTAAGTTCATCTAAGTCACTTAATCCATCTACAACTAAGTTATTACTTATATCAACAGCAGCATTGATATCTACGTTTGCCCCAAAAGTAGAAAGACCGGAAACACTAAGTTGATTTGTAAATGTAGTTCCAGTGACTGTTACACCAGCACCAATAGTTTCAAATTTTTTGTTTGCTCCATAATACAAATCAACTGCTCCCGTTCCTTGGAAAACAGCTCTTGTGTTAGTTGCATCTTTTATTGATAAAGCGGATCCAGAATCAATCTCAATAAAATTTACTCCAGAAGAATGATATATCTCAATATCATTCCCGCCTCCTATTTGGAGTTTTATATTATCATCAGCAATTCTTACATTATCAAGAAAAGTAGAAACACCAGTAACATTAAGTTGATCTAAGTCACTCAATCCATCAACAGTTAAGTTAGAAGAAATATCAACAGCAGCATTAATATCAAGGTCTGATCCAAAGGTTGAAATACCAGTAACATTAAATGTTCCATCAAGATCAAGAGTTGCTGTTGGTTGTGTTGAACCAATACCAACATCAACATTAAAGACTGCTCCAGTTGTTGATGAAATAGTTCCGGAAAGGTTCCCACCAGTATAATAATATAATGTATCTTCATC